ACATGTATTCCAACTCGCCAGTTTCCTCGTCATATGAAAGCACATTTATTTCCTCGCCCTCATCTACTTTAGAAACCAAATCGCGGATAGTGAGGAGTCCAACATCGGTAGTAACAAGGGTGTCACCATCCAAACAGCATGGATTTGTTCCCCAATCCTTATCATTTGATAGATAAATACCGGGCTCGCCTGATCCTGACTTTTTAATACGGTCCCAAAGAGACATGAAGTACTCTTTATCAACTTTATGTCGTAGAATTACTGCGGAGTTGTTTGCTCGACCTCTCTGTGGATTAGTTTCCCACCAAGAACCCGTTTTTGCTGCAATCATTTCATCATCGTCTGCTGAGAAAAGCGAAATAAGTGCTGCTCTGCGAATCCCGCCTGCAAGAACAGCGTCGGCAATGTAGCAAACAATATCATGAACTTCAATTGGCTCTAATTTGTCACCATCTGTTTTTTCACGAAGTACACCTTCCACTTTTACTAAACATTCTCGGAGTGGCTGTGGTCCTGGGGCTTTCCCACCAGATGTTATAAGGCGAGCACCCTTTGGTCTAATGTCACTAAAATCAAAACGAAGTTTGGACGTGCCCTTAAAATAAGAGTAAACAAGTGCCTTCACTGAATCGGCCCAACCTTCAATAGAGTCTGATACTAAGAATCGACGGGTTCGTTTTGAATTTGGCTTGCGAATCTCTGGCAACTTTTCAACATGGTGTTGTTGAACAGAAAAACCAACGCCGGTTCCACCCAATAAAAGAAACATACATTCAGCAAAAGCATCAGCATGGTCTATTGGCATATAAGCACAGTTATATACGCGGTTTGGGGCTACCTCAATTGGCTTACCGGCAAATTGCATCGACCTCATTGAAGGTAAAACTTTCTTTGGTATAACAAAGTTGTCATAGATTTGGATAATTTCTTTTTTTAGTTTTGGATATTTCTTAATATGCATATCTCTATTACGAGTACACAATTCTGTCCAATTCTCCCTTCGCTTCTGTTCGGGAAGGTACTTTGCGTATTTCATGTGTACTGTAATATCTGATAAAATTTCTGATGCTATTTGCATTAATTGTTCTCCGTTTTAAATTTTTTGTAAATACTTGCTAATCTCTGTTTTTGATTTTTTGCTGCGTCTTTGTTGATCTCTTGAATAGAGTTACCATCTGGTTCTAGTACTTCTAGTAAAACATTCGAAGTATCCATTTTCATTGGATAAACTAATCCGTCTGGCCCATTTCTATTTTTAGCTATAAACATCCTCGCAGCATTGACATTTTTATCTTCAATCGTCCGAGATAATGTAAATATAAAGTCCGCAACAAAACATTTATTAAAAGCTTCAGAAATACTTTCCATTGTAACAACTTCGGCATTTAATCCTCCACGATTTGTTTGTGAAGCAGTCCAAATAGGACACTTAAACTCTTGCGAAAGACCTCTCAAGTTTTCATAAATTGATTCTAATTCAATTCTTTTTTCCTTATAATTGCCAGTAGGCTTTAACAAGTCGGCATAATCAACAATAATCATTCCAATCTTTACTCCACGATTTTGCAATTTACTCAAATGATTTCGCAGAGTTGTTACCGATGCCGATTTTGTTGGATATTCTTTTACAATTACGTTACCTTTTACTTTTTTAACTTCACTATAAATGTCTTCTTTACGATGATATAGGTCTTTTAGATGGATACCAGTCATACATGAATCATAACGAGAAGCTACTACTGTGTCTCCCAACTCCAATGTGAAGTGAACGACAGTTAAACCATCGAGAAGGCCCTGAGTTCCCAAATGAACTAACGCCATTGATTTACCTGCCCCGGTTGGAGCGATAACAACACCAAGCTCACCCTGGCCTAGACCACCTTTACTAATTTTGTCAATAAGATCCCAGCCCGTTGTGACTGGATTTCTAAGTTTAAGGACAAATCGTTTTTCAAAGTCTAGTTTGTAATCATAGCCATAAGAGTTATCTGAACCAAGCTTTAAGGCATCATTGATAAGAACTGAAATCTCGTCAAATGATGCATTTTGCAATAAATTAGCAGATTTCATCAAAGCTTCCTTAAGTTTTTGTTTTCGACAAAAATCTAGGGAAGTGTGCTTAACATATTCTTCATCTTGAACTGAAGGATTAGCTTGAATTCTGGCAAAAAAGTCTCTAACTTGCTTGGATAAAACTTGATTATTTTCATCCAATTCTGTTCTTAAGATGGTTGCAATAGCCTGTGAAGATGGGTGAGTTTGGTACTTGTCCTTGTAATTAAACAGCTTATCAACAAATTGTTGTAAATATTTTTGTTCTAAAAATTCAATCTTAAAAACTTCACCAACTTGATCGCAAAAGACTCGATCTTCAAACATGATTTGGACTAGGTTTTCTTGAAAATGTTTTCCAAATTTTGAAAAATCTTTATTTAGCATTAGCAATCCTTATGCGATTCATTGATGTATAGAGATCACCCCAGTTCAATTCAGCAAAGCCGTCTTTCATCATCATCTTGATGAACTCTGTTCTCACAAAGTCCAGAGGGTAATTTTCTACCGATTCTTTGATAACTTTACTATTTTGTGGTGATAAACTAATTGTAGATAGGTCCATTACTTGATAATTCTGCTTAATTAAAGATTCGTGTTCTGCTATCTTACCCCAAAATCGGTCTTCCACTATAACAGAGTTGAATACATCTTTCAAGAGGCAATCTTCTTGTTCAAGCAAAAAGGGCATTTTTTTTGCGACAGTCTTAAGCCCTACCCCTCTTACACCGGGTAGGTTATCACTCTTATCTCCTACAATCGCCCTCGCAAGTGCAAAGTTTGATGGGTGAATTTTATATTTATCAATAATATTATTTTTATTTAAAATTTCTTTTTGAGTTGGACGATAAAGAAGCGTAGTGTCGTCTAAAAGTTGAAAGTAATCCTTATCACTAGAAATGATAACCTTCTCTTTACCTTTAAAACGAGCCACCAAAGCCCCAATAATGTCGTCTGCTTCAGAATAATCAATGTTAATCTGACAAATTGGCAGTTGGTTGAAGTAATCAGCCAAGCGAATCATTTGCCAAATTCTATTTTGAGCCTCTTGTTGTTCTGTTAAATTTTTAACAGACCTGTTTAGTCTAATAGGCTTTCGCCCCTCCTTATAACCTTTATTAATTTTTCGTCGTTTTGATGATCCTTCCCGACCATCCCAACATATATAAACCTGTGTCGGTTTGATTTCTCTACATAATTTTTGTAGAATTTTTAGCGATCCTTTGATCCCTCCAATGGGCTGGCCATTAGAAGATAATGAAGGATCGACAATATAAGCCCTGTAGTACATGTTTAACATGTCTACAATCATAATTCTGTCCATAAAATAACCCCTGCTAGAAGATACATTCTAGCAGGGGCGGAGGTTGAAGTCAAGCTATTTCTGTATCTCTTGGCTTCAGCAGGGTTCAATTATTTTTTTTCTTTTGTCTCTTCATAGAAGTCGGATGAGTTGCCAATTCTTTTATCGAACTTCATTACCACTTCTTCTTCTAATAGTTCCATAACCCTATCATAAAACTTTTGTTCATTCAACTTATCAGCCCACTGCCTGCTTTGGAACTTTTCAATTGTACCATCTTCATAGTGAAGAGAAAACCAAGCGCCGGCATTAGTCAGTTTTTCTGAGGACTTAATTGCCTCAAACCAGCTTTCTTTATCCATAATTTTTACTTCGTCACCAGCCCAAAGAATTTTAAAATTACATTGCCTACCTTGAGTTCCAAAACGTGACTTTTCAATCTTAGCCTTTACTTCTGTACCAATTCTGAAGCCTTTTTCATCAAAGATAAAAGATGATTTTCCCTTGCGAGCAGTTAACCAAATACGAAGTGAGTAAGAATATGCTAATGCTTTGCCCCCTGGTGTAAAGTAGGGTGTCGTCATTGATTCTGCCACGCTTCTAGTAATATTTGTTTTCAACTGATTTAAAATCAACAAAGTTGACTTCGTATTTGCTATTGGTTGAATTAATTTAGCCATTCCTTTTGACAGGATACGAGGCTTTACAGCCATGGTTGATAGCGGGTTAAAATCTGATTCAATATCTGATACTGATGGAGTTAAAGCCATAGAATCCCATATGAACAGCATTTGGCTATCATTGTTGGCAAGAAGACTTTCAATCGTCTCTAGCACAAATTCTACTGAACTTGCTTGAACATAAAGCAAGCTTTCAGTATCACAACCAGCGTTAGATATAAACTCTGGGTCAATAGAACTTTCAGAATCAAAATAAATTACATCAATTCCCATTCTTTGGGCATTACCAGCAATTTGTGCTGCCATATATGACTTACCAGTTGCCTCCAGACCGGCAATCTCACTTACTTTTCCTACAGGAATACCACCCCAGTCCCCTCGCTTGACAATTCCATCAAGCCATTTACAACCTGTAGGAATAAACTGATTTACTTCAGTTGGATTATCTTCTGATAGAGAAAACGCAACATTAGTTCCTGCTTTTTTATTAATTAATTTTTTCATATCGGCTATGTTTAACCGACCTGTAACTTTTTGTTTGGTCTTTGCCATTTTTTCTCCGTAATAATAAGAGGGGCAGACAATTTGTCTGCCCCTCTCCCTTTTAAACAATTAGCTATTTAGTAAATCTTTAAAGGCGGTGTCAACATCAGTTCCACCAGTCTTATTAGGGACTACAACTCCTTCTGAAGTGTCAGACTCTCCACCAAGTAGAAACCTATCCAAGATAGCGGTAACGTCTTCTTTCGATTTAACCTCAAAGAGATTGTCAAAATCAGGCTCGCTATCAAGATACTCGCTCATTTGATCAGAATCTGCTGAAATAGCAGTAGTCTTACGACGAGCGGTGATGTTGGTTGACGGATACATAGCACCAGGAGCCTTACCATAAGTAAGTACCAAGTCAGTTCCGTTATGTGGATCAGTAATATCACCGTAATCAGGGTTCAGAACCAATTGCAGCAAACCTTCATAGACGGTCTTGCTATAGCCCCAAACTTTGACACCTTCAGCATCCTCTCCACGAACTACCACTGGTGAGAAAAAGCGGCTTTTAGCTACAAGCTTGCGAGCCATTTGAACTGAATCATCATCTCCATCATTGTAGAGTTTTGAAACAAAGTCACACACAGGACATTCATCACCAAAGTTTT